GCATCTTGATACCTTCGTCTTGTCCTAGAGGACTGTTGGCAAAGTTGGTCAGGTTCTGTACGATTTGAGCCTGCTCAACAAAGTGTCTTGCAGCTACTGGACGTAGGCGACCTTGGCCAGTTACGTCTACTGCTGTGAGTGTCTGGAAGATTGCTGCTTGGTTTTCGCTGTCGAATGCACGAATGGTAGAGCTAGACATGTTGCGTCGTGCTAGCTCAAGCATGGCGTTCAGACACGGTTCGATGATTTCTTCTTCGAATTGTGCGATCTTGCTTTGGAAGATTCTCGACGCTGCGTTTTCGAGTCTCTGGACTTCGTACTTGGTCTTTTCACCGGGAGTACGGAATCCCATAGCTTCTTTGGGAGCCCCTGCCATCTCTTCCATAAGGGCCATGAGATTGGCGATTTGGACATCAGCATTAAGTGCCTGAACATCTGGAGAAAGAGTGTCCACATCGCCGTCGTCTCCTACAAAGATTTTCTCAAATGGACCCCACTCAAAGTCTTCTACGTATCCCTTGATCTTTAGGGGAGGGAACGCAATTAGATCAAAGACGTCTGCCTTGAGGTTCTCAAGGTGGTCAATTCGGTACTGCATACCCACTAGATTATCTAGTGGACCCATTGCCCATAGGTTGTCTGGACGCTTACGCCATCCACTGTGGAAGATTGGAGGAAAGGGGAGAAGAGAAGGATTAGGCTTTTGCATAACTACCTTGTGACGATCGACAACAACGATTTTGTAGTTACGGTAGAACAGGTCTTCTTCTTTGTCGTAGATGTCCCCGTAGAACGTCAGGACTTCCACGTAATCACTGTTGAGGTATTCCCAGTAGGAACCGTATCCATCAATCCTGATCTTGAAGTCTTTATCAGAATCAGTCTCTGGATAGTTGGTGGCGTGATACCGAATGCCCTTGATGTACTCCCATAGATCATCACCTAGTTGAGTGTCCTCGTTCTTGTTCATCCGTGTGACCATCTCCTTAACCTCACCAAGAGACTTGATCTCTCGGATGATCTTGGGAGTCTGGTAGAACGAAGTAGCAAGAGGGTTGAACACAATGTCGTATGGTGAGATACGACGCATACCGGGACCTACGTAGCCAGTCTTAAGGGTACCGTCCTCAGAGTCCTGCATGTTGTCGTACCACACAGGCATACAAAAGGTGTTACCTGTGTCGATATAATCTAGTAGCTGCTTTTCTGTCTCAGACTTGAACTCAGTACGGTCTACAGCGTAATACATGTAGTCTTCAATAGCGTTCTTCTTGGTCTTAAGCTCTTCGTCTGCTGCTGCACCTTCCCAGTTCATCCACTTACGCTTGGGGAAGATGGTAGCCATGTAGTTGGCGTAGAGGTTGTCCCTGATCTGGCACAGCTTGGGGATGGTCGTAGTGTTCTTCCAAGGCAGGCTGGAGTTAGATGTCATCCGTGTGTCTGTGGCGTTGACGTATGCGTAGATTTCTTTCCAACGCTCTACAACAGTACGCTTAGCATCGTTCCACGTCTGATAGTGCTCTGCAATTTGAGTAGCTAGACGGTCCTCTACGAGGATTGAGTCTAGGTCGAGGGTGTTAGCACCACTCATGCTGAAATACCCCCGAACCGGCTGTTGTAAACATACTGGGTACCTTGTTTATCTGACGATGTGCTCATGCCCATTGTGGGTGGGACACAGATGTCAATAACGGAAGTGAGACAATCTTTAACGTCATCGTGTGGGGGGTTCTGTAGGACTAACTCTTCCTCAAGGGTCTGGCAGTTACCGCCTAGGTAGTGCCACATTTGAAGATTAGCGTACCGGGGTTGAAGGGTAGCTTCAATACGCTCTTCCTTGGTGCCTTGGCGTGAGGTAGGACGGTACTCGTCGACTGAGAGTGCGATGCCGTACTTCTTGATGTAGTTCTCTTTGAGGTCTTTGACAATGACTTCTTGTGCAACGCTTACTTCAGCCCGTAGCTTACGAAAGTTCCACTTGGTGTAGAGAGTAAGGATACGCTTGAAGTATTCTGAGATAAGATTGGTTTTGAATCGATCAACGTCGAGAACGTAATAGTTGTTTCGGGCATCAATTCCCACAACGACAATTGAACTGTGGTCTGCGCCCTTTCGCATTGAATAGGCAAAGTCAATTGCTGCGAATACATTCAGACGCTGCCCTTTAAAATACCACTTACCATCGGACTGCTGGAGATGCTTTCGATCGTAGTACTGAAACCACTCTCGCTTGATCGTTCCCGACTCCGCTGAGTTAGGGTCGTTATAGTACTGGGCACGGAACTGAGTCTTATCCAGATACTTACCACGCTTCTGAGAAAGAATCTTTTGATCAAATCCAAACCACTTACCATCATATCGTTGCTGCCTTGGCCATAGGAACTGTCCGGTGCCGTCTCCACGGTCCTCCACCTGACGTTCAAAGATTTCATAGATTGGAACCTGCTCGATGACCTCTTCACCAGCTTCATCGTAGATGTCCTCAGTCATAGACAGAAGATCGTTGTACAAGTCTGCTGGATGGTACCGTGTACCTACTACCCATTCCTTAGCGTCTGCTCCTTCAATCGAAGCTAGAAGGGAGTACTGAGCACGTACCTTCTCACGGCCATCTTCTGTATATGCGTTCTCGTGGACTACAACGTCATCGAGCACAGCGATGTCACAGTGCATTCCCGTGATGCCTGTGGTTAGCCCTGCTGTGAACACTGTAGGGTCACGTACAGCCTCTGCTTTGCGTAGAGGATGGTCTACTGCGATTTCTGAGGTTGTCCATTTCTCTCGCTTGGATTCCTCTAGGTTGACCATCTCTGGCCAGATGTCACGGTATGCGTCACATGTGAGGATGTCCTTGATGAACTTAAGCTGCTTCTCAGCTAGGTTTGCTGTGGACGAGATGTAGAGAACACGGATGGTTGGGTTACGTGTGATCTCCCACGCTACACGATACGCTACTAGTGCTGACTTACCGTGATCTCGTGGTAGCAGACACAGTTGGTGAGTACTGCCACCATCCCGTGTCCACCACTGAATTAGCTCACGATGAACAGAACCAAGCACACGCTGCCTATGGACTACCTTGATGAAAAACTCTAGGGATGCCTCGGCTGCAAGTTTAATTTGTTCCTTCTTACTCATGCTCATGGAGATACTCAATCATTGATCAAACGGCCTCAGACGGACGTGGCAGATACGGCAAGGGTCCCGCTCGGCGTGATTGGTGAGCCGCTGAGGTTATAGACCCGAACTAGCGCCGTGTTAGCCGCCGAGTAGACGGCGTCCACCCGAAGGTTTGTGTTGGACCCAGTCAGTGACGCGGAGATCACGTCGCCTTCCCGTAAACCGGAGACAGTTACCGTCTGCGTCTTAACGCCATTACCAGCGATCTCGCCCGCCGAATAAGCGGCGCTGCCAGAAATCTGGCGGCGCAAGCTCTGGATCGAACTCTGAATATGAAAGACCGTGACGTCTCGGAAAGTCGTCCCGCGCGCGTCGAGGAAGGTCACGGCGATACCGTTGCTGGCGATGCCCCTCTTCACGCTCTGGATGTGGACATTGGTGACGCGAGCATATGGGACGGTCTCGCCGCCATTGGAGAGATAAACCGCGAAATTCGGTTCGTCGACGCCAACGACCGCGCCGCCATTCCACAGAATTAGCGGGCAATCGAGCTGAACGGCGTTTGCCGTACCTGCATAGTATAGATTCAGATTGCTCACATCCAATTTATCCCTCGCACATAGAACCATTCGTCCATTGCCGACATCGCAGTCATAAAGCTTTAGGACCCGAATGGCCTTCTCGGCAGTCTGCATCGAGAAGACAACCCCGCCGGCTGTGGCGTCGCTGAAAGTACACCCCTTGAACGTGACCGTGTCATACCTTGGGGTGCCAGCGCTGCGGGGGGCCGAGATCGTAATATCATCCCCATCGAACCGAACATCGGTGAACGACACATGACGAATCATCGGGGCGTCGGACAAGCGCTCGTCACGCAACTGGGCGCCGCCCTTGAGGCGCGTTCCAATGACTTGGATGTAGGCGATATCCCAGTCGACCCCTACCTCTTCGTCCGTGGCCTGCGCACCCAGCCGGAAGGCGTTGGTAACGGATTCAAGGCAGCCTCCGATGACACTGATATCGCTGATGCCCTCGAAGATACCATTGATGTTCCACACCTCCTGATGTGGGTGAATGGCGATGCCGTCGTCGCTTTCCGAGATGATGTTTGGGTTGATGATGCTGATGCGCGTGCCGCGCGTGACGTGAATACCGTCGCAGTAGAGAGCCGACGAGAGGATGTGGATGCGCGGATTTTCCACCACCACATCCGTTCCTGCAAGCGGGAACGCCCATGTTCCGCTCGTCTTGTCGATGCGGAGATCGAGGATGCGGGCGTCTTCGATATCGACCAGCGTCAGATGCGAGCCAAATTCCACGAAGTCGGCATCCGTGATCCACATCCCCTCTATATAGAGGTTCTTCGTTGCGACGCCGGACCCACTGAGGTAGTCGACGTTCTTGAATGCAGCGTGGCTGTAACTTTCGTCACTGAAGCATTTGACGAATTTGGTCTGATTGCCGACGTACGTCGTATTCGAGGAGATTTCGATCGTGTCATAGAGCCCATAGACATCTCCATCACCGTGCAGTGGCGTGCGGCGAGCAGAGGCGAAATCGAATGCGTCCTGTATCGCCTGCGTGTCGTTGATCAGGTCGCCGTCATCGACGATGCCTAGGGAACCCTTGGCCCCGAACATCTTCGGGGTGACGAAACTCCCGGTCAGCTCCCACCAACCACCGTTGGTAGCATCTGTTGTTCCATTAGGTAGGAAACGATCTACAGACCTTAATTTACCTGCGTGAGACGGCTCTGACACGACTCGTCTATACAGAGCGTGGCCACCGTCGCCGGGTGTTGAATATCCTGACGTTAAGAAGGTTTGAATATTAGCTGTAAATGTTTTAGTGGCCACCGCTGCCGCAACAAAACTAGCTGCTGCTAGTGCTGTATTAGGGATACTAGTTTCTAGTGAGTCAATTTCTTCGTTGATCTCAATAACAGCTTCTTCTACATCCTGTAGATCAGAAACAAAGCCTTCGATTGATTGATCATCAATAAGGACATCATCAATTGCAAGGACATTGCCACGTAAGTCAATTACATCGTTCTGTGGTACTGGGAAACCTGCTGACATATATTTTTACGACTCTTCTGAAAGCCAAACACACTCTTCGAGTGGTCGTGTGGGCATCGTGTGTAACAGGGTGTGGTGCATTGCGTGGTTCAGGTCGTCGAGGACGCGCGACGGCAGCGCGAAGTCGCCCTCGGCGAGGGGGCGGGGCTGGAGCGCAGCGCCGTTGGCCGTGGGGCCTGTGACGGCGGCGGCATCGGTTGGGGTGAGGATGAGCATGTCCATCAGATCGCACCGAGGTAGGTGAGCCATGCGGCCGAGATGGCGTGGAGATCAAAGATGTTCTGCACCGTCAGTCCGCCACCCCATCCCATGACAGCGAGGCGGCGAGGTGAAAACGAGGTGCCGGCAGAGCAGATGCGCATGGCTGCACTCGCGATGCCGGTCGCCGTCGCGGCTTGAGGCGCGAATGCCGACGCACCCTTGAAGTTGGCTGCGTTCGTCCCGTCGCTTCGGGTCCACCCATAGAGGCCGAGGCTGTCCGCCACCGTGTCCACGATATCGCTCGTGAGGTTGGCGCGGCTGGAGAGTGACGTTGTCGTTGACCGCACCCGCGTACCGTTGCCGGAACCCGCGTCGACTTCCGCGCTCGCGCTGTCCGTCACCGACCACACGAACAGGCAGGCATCGTTCAGCGCGAAGTTCCCGCCTGCCGTAGCCGGGTTGATGCCCGTGTCGAAGTAGGACGACACCCCGTCGCCCTGAAAATACCTGTCCGCCACGATCGTCGGTGTGTTGACTAACGTCAGCAGGTCGGCAGAAGGATTCTTTAAATTTACACGACTGGCATCGCTGCTGTGCTGGGGCGTGTAGAGCGCGTCGAGCTTGGACCAGTTACCGGAGTTCACTAGAGGACGAACCAGCAGTTTATCTAGTCCGTTAGCGCGCTGGGTAGAAGCAGGAGTACCTAGACTAATCCATCTGTTAAGAATAGCTTGTGTCTCAGGTAATAAGACCTGATTATCAAGACCTCCTAAAGAGAAACCTAGAGGAAAGCCTAGTGGGAACCCTAAGTTCATTAGTTAGAGTCTAGCGCTAGAAGTTTAACTGTAATTGAAGTAGTACCAGCGTTAGCGATAAGGACACGAACTAGTTGATCAGCAATCCATACACCATATGATCCGTTAGCTGTAAACACGGTGCCAGCATCTGCTGTCTGCCATGTAGTGCCATTATCAGGAGAGGTCTGTAGAGTGGCTGAAGCCCCGTCCCATGTACCGTAGGCTGATACCTTGTAGCGTCCACGCTTGACCTTCTGAGCAGCAGAAGTAGCTAGACCAGCACTTAGGAGTGTTACGTTTGCGTTATGAGCCAATGTTTATCCCACCTTCTTGGATGAGAGAATCTCTGCCGCTGTGGCTAGGTCTTCGTCCCACTTCATTTCGTTCATTGCGATCTCGTTGGCTGCCTTCTTGATTTCATCTTTAGATGGACGGCCACGCTTACCTTGTTCAGTCTGGTCCCACTTGCGCTCAAGGATGTACTTGTTAGCTGCTAGTGCTTCCCTTGAATTGGTCTTGGCTTCTTGTCGAATACGAATAAGAGCCTTAGCCTTCATACGTAAATCTAGTTCCCTACGCCAACGCTCTACAAGAGGTTTCATCCACTGAGTGTTACAGATGGTCTCCCACTGCTCGTAGCATGAGAAGTATTCAGTGGCAAAGAGGTACTCAGTGGGGTCATCAGCTTCCATGTAAAGAAGGAAGAGAGAAGGATAAAGCTTATCCCCTACCTGATGATCTCTGTCCTTAAGGGTGTAAATGGCATAAGGCTTATGGACAGTGTTAACTCTTTCAAAGAAGAGAGACTGTGTTAGTAGTCTGCTTTCTGGCTCTTGGCCTAGAAGTTTGAAATAAGTGTTCATTTAAACCTCAATGGAGCGACCGGTGAGAATCGAACTCATCGTCTTGTGTTTGGAAGACACCGGCTCTACCATTGAGCTACGGTCGCCTAATGTATAACCATGTGTGTTATGACATGGTAGAGAGAAGAAAGAAAATAGAATAATGAATCTATGACATTTAAGGTCTTATCTTATGGGGCCTTAAGTATAGACTAAGGGAATACCTAAGCCTCTAACGTAAGTATGACATTAGAATCTTAGTAAGTCAAGAAGTACCTAAGGTATAGCCTTAAGTATATTAAGTTTTATTGAATTATATAAGACTACTATACTAATGATAACTAAAGTTATCTTAAGGTACCTTATGTAAGCTTAGGTATCTCTTATTTAGAGGATTAAAAACACTATGTACCATAAAGCTTTCTGAAAGAGAGCTTTATGTATAGTGTATGACTCTAAGGTTACCTAAGGTTTATACATAAGGTATATATGGTGGGGCTCGAAAGGATGTCAAGGGGGTCCTAGGAATTTCTTTGAGTAAATTAGGAGGGGTAATTCACTACTACTATACCCGGGTACACCCCCTACACTACCCATGGGACACTTTGTGTGTGCTGAAAGCATAATATCATACCGATCGTTACAGAATTGTAATACCCTCTGCTCTCATCCCTGTTGTATCAATACCAATGCTGTACCAATTGGTTAACCATAACGACAACACTTAGCTGATACTACTGGAGTTACAACAACTGAGCACCTGAACATACATATGTTTACGGGTGCTGAGCCCGCTCGCTTCGCTCACCTAAGGAGTTCCGCTACCAGTCGCTTAAGGAAGCTCCTTACGCTCCACAGTCTGACATATATCTCGTTATCGTATCATTAAATGATGACACCCTACGAAATGAAAATCAAGGAGGAGAACAATGTTCGTCATCGTTGTCTTCTTGTGTTCTCTCACTGGTGTCGGTTAGCTCTCGGTAATCTATCTCTTGAACATTCTTCTCTTGGCTCCAGTCGCTTCGCTCCTTACGTCCTTGATTTGCGCTGCCGCTTCATTTCGTATCTCGTCTAGGCCGAACATCGATAAGGAGGTATATGTCTTCAATTATACCTCGGCCTTCGGCCTCGATAGTATTCCTACCATGCTTACGCAGCGGCTTAGCAAGTAAGCCTTGTCATCACTTGGAGTACACATCATGCTTGACCTTAACACTGCACTCATGTTCATCGTTGGTTGGTGTCTACTCGTAGGCATCTACTCAGTTGTTATCCGTGACTACTGCGATAAGGAGGACTGATCATGATTATGTACAATTACCAATTCGACGATCACATGGAAGCCTACTCATTCCACTATTATTTCAGACCAAGACGATCAGGTCCATTTGACGAAGGAGTTTGGTTTACAAATTAAGTACAACGGAGCATAAATCAAATGACCTACTACAATCACTGCTTCGACCATCATGTGTTCGACTTCATACACAACGGAGAATGGTTCGACGAGCATGTATGGAGTTACATCGACAGTCAGTACACTTGGAATTACCGTAACACATCAGGAGAATGGCTGTGACCTACTACATCACTGAGACCAAGCTTGAGATCGCTGTTGCTGCTTCCTA